ATTATGTATCTTCAGTGGATATATTTGAACGTTATGGAGCGGAAGATTATTATCTATAAAAAATGATTTCCAAAAGTATGCAACTGCACTTAAAGAATTAACAAAATATTTTGCATCATGTGACTCAATTGCAGTATGTAAATATAATTTTAAACGACCATCAGCTTGCTTAACAAAATATTTAAGGTTATCTAATGCCTTACCCCATGGAAGGCCCATTACACGCTCGTATTGTGCTTTATTAATACCATGATGGCTAATCATAACACGACCTCTCCATTCATGTTGCCCATAGACAGCAAGCAGTTCGTCGATTTTTTTCTTAGTTAGTAAAACAAAGTTAGAAGAAACTTCAACATATGGGTCATGTAAAATTTCAATTGCCTGTTTAATTCTTTTTATAATATCTTTATCAGAAAATGGCTCGTTACACATATAGGGGCAAAACTTCCCTTTAAATTCAGGGTCGATTTCCTTAATGTCATTAAGAATTTTAAGATAAAGTTTTTCTGGCATAACACCTGGATTTTTTACAAACCAGGAATCCTTATACGGGCAGAACACACATTTACCATTACACACTGATGTTGTCTGGATTTGTACTACTTTCATCTTCCTCACAAGCCTCCTTAAACATTTCCATTAATAATTTAACACGACCTTTATATTTTTCAGGCATATCATCGGGATATTCACAGTACACATGGTCTTCTTTTCGCATGCTCGAAATTAATTGTTTATCTTTATCTGTTAAGTAAATCATTATAACTTGGCTTTCACCACTTACGATTTGATTGCCAACACGTACAAACATTTTTACACCTCCGTCGACCAGGTCATAAGATTATAATTTGGGGCCGAATTTGCGATTAATGAGTTTGATTACGTTTGCCTTTGTGAATGGTTCGAGACTTTCGATTTCTTTAATAAGCTCTTCGTGCAATTTCATGATTGCCGGCGGCATGAACACATCGCATGTGCTTCCAAATATATATTTTCGTTCTTCTTCAATACACCAATTATCTTCCATGTTTCTCCAATCCTTTTATGTGTTCTGCAAGACTCTCTTGCTCACTCCATGTGAATACATGACCGCATTTTGGACATCTTGCTTTTAGTAATGAAGGGAATCCCATTATGCATCCCTCAGAATTTTGAATGCGGCCTGCAGAACTGTTTGTATGTCCATATCACAGGGCAGCGACCTATACTCGAATCCATGTTTCTTCGGTTCCCATTCACCGGGAATGCGTCCAGAATGTGTTATGTCCTCGTCGAAAGTTTCATCCATTTGTTTAACTATTGCTTCTATTGGTAGCTCAACAACATTTCCATCTGTGTCTCTACTACTAAAATGTACGTGTATTCCTGCTGTTAAGCGTTTATATTCTTCATTAATTGGGAATATTCCCAGGTGATGTGTATCTTTAATACCATATATGTTCTTTGTATAGTCGGTGAAGCTATAAATATTGTAACGCGCCGCAATGTTATTTACCCATTCTGCTGGACCTTCCATTGATGGTTCCATACGCATATCCATGCCGAAAAATGATGCTCTATGTTGCAGAAGCATATGTTGAATCTCTAATGTCATTTGTACAGTGTTTAAATGGCGCCAAGGTTCGCTACGCTCTTCAATTAAAAATCCCATCTCATCATGCGGAAATCCGTATTTTGCGGGTTCTATTATTTCACCGCGCTTCAATAGAAAGACTTCTCGTTCTATTCCTATTTCTCTAATTTCTTGCATAAATAATCAAATCATTTTTTATTTTAAAAACGTTGTGGTTTATTCGAATACATAACCACATTTAGTGCATTTGGGTGTAAATCGAGGTTCCTCTAAGGATGTAGTAAACCCATTATTCATCCAAATCTCGCCGCATTTTGGGCACTTCATTGTTGTGTCATTCAACTTAATCACATCCATTTGGTATTCTCCTTAATATTTCAATATATTCATTAACCTCGTTTAAAAAAGATAATTCAGGAGGCGAGGGGTCACCTCCGAAATGTTTTTTATAAATTTCTAACAGTTCTTTGTCCATTAACAATTCTCCTGTGTTTTCAGCACATATACATCGATAATCAGTAACAGTGCGCCAGCAACAATCATTGCAATGCCAATGTACCATTCCTCTACATTTGTCTGTAGATATTCGTAGCCAAGGGTAATAAGACCTATAGCAATAGTCATAAGGGCACCAAGCACGGATGATTGTTTTGCTTGTTGTACATTTACCACATTTTCACCTCCTTTCCGTCACGGGATAACTTCCCATCTTTCCAGAGTTTATAACATGTAGCCCAAGCCATCGACCTAATTTCTTCAGCCGTCTTGTTGGGATACTGTTTTTTGAGCTCCGGCATAATTCTTGATACGCATCTATCAACAACAGCGGGCATAATATCACTGCTTATATATGTTAACGGGGGGCTTTAAATAGTTTATTGCTGTTTTTCGAACTCATTTATGAGCTCACCAGCACCGTACCATTTGGTTTTGCCACCGGCAACTTCGGCAATTTTATATGTTTTGCCTTCAAGATGTAATGCGCCTTTCGCTTTTTTAACTGTTGCTTCAAAAACAACGTTGCCATCAACCTCTTTTCGCTCCAATATGACACGTTGAAACATTATTCCCGGCGTTGACTTTTCCCAATCGGGTGTCCAAGCCATATGAATAAGTTGTCCCTGCACATACTGTTTTAGTTCTTTTAGATGCGTTGTGAAAAATCGCTTGCAATGTAGGCGCTTAATCAAAATTACAGGCACCAAGTATTTTCGGTTTCTTATTGCCCATTGCCACTGGTCCTTAATTTGTACATCAGGGTCGATTTTTAAATTTTCGTATCTCATTACATATTCACAACATTTGAGAAGTGAATTTAATCCGTCGAGAACAACTGCAGCGAGATTTAATTTCTGTTCATTTTCACGTATATAACTGATAACAGCAAGAATTTTATTATATGTTGATACATAATCAATATTGCCGTCGGGTAGCATTTCAATCGGGTCAATGACTTTAATTGCAGGGTCATTTTTAAAATATTTCATTTTCAATGGTCCCGCAGAACCATCTAAATCAATGACAATAACTTGTTTTTTTGCTTTTATTTCTTCTGGGGTTCTGCAATCCAAACAAACTCCAGATTTACCAACACCGTCATGCCCATAAAAAACAGCGCATGTTGCACTCTCTTGAATATCTTTTCCAGACTCTTCGAGAACTGCAGCAGCGTCAGCAGAGGAGAAGGTTTTGGGTTTATCTTCTCCTGCCTCTGCCTTTAGTTGTTGGTTTGTTTTTCCCCATCCGCTTTGTTTTGGCATTATTTGACATCCTCTGCAGCGGACACGATACCTTCAGGTGTTTCCTCAAGTGGAATCTTGTCTTTTGGAGGTGCATATAAGCCTTCGCAGTTTAGCATTGTTCTTTCTTCGTCGTCAAAGGTTTGTTGTGATGTTCTTCCAAGTGCTATTACACGGGAACTTGCTCCGAAATCAAGATATTTGCGGAGATGTTCTGGCACCCATATAACAACTTCCTCGGCTCCGTCATCACTTATCATAACCATTCTGCTGTTACCAGTTGAAGGGTTTGCTTCAGGGTCGACATCATCAACAAAATTGTCAATAATTGCCATTCTTCGTGGGTCTGATTCGTTATCTTTATGCCATTCACTGAGGTCTGCAACGTCTACAAAGTCATCTTCATAGAATTGTTTAAGCACTTCTTCGGGTCCTGGAAATCCTTCTATTTCGGCGGCTTGGAATCTTATACTTGAATATTCGTTGAGTGCCATTGTTCCATCGTCAGGTTGCTTTCTTGCAGGATTAGCTCTGAATTTTACCGGTGTAAATAATGGTATATCAAGTTTACCTGCTGTTCTTTCACTAAGAACCATAGAGAACTTTACAGGTGTGGTCATATCATTTGCTTTTGCGATACCAGCGATATTTTGTATATGCCTGTGTGGCGGTAGTTTCTTGCCATAGTCGGGGTTTTCTCTTCCAGTACTATATGTCTTTCGGTTGTCTAATGCATTTCCTTCTGCATCTGTCCAACCTTCAGCAATTGCCTTTTGTGGGTCTTTATCGAATAACATGCGCGCTGATTGGTGCATGCTTCGCAATACGTCAAACGGAGGAGCGACTTTTATAATCATTCCTTCGAAGAATTTTGCGGGTGAGCGTAATTCTTTCTTCCAATGACCTCTTAATCTTAGAAAAGCACGCTTTTCTTGGTCATTTGCTGTTAAATCACTGCGAAGCTCTTTAATCAACGCCAGTTCTTCGTCCCACTGGGAAAAAACTTCTTGTGGGTCTAATCCCAATTTGTCTTTTACTTGCTCGGCCAATTTCTCGACCTTGGTTTTTATTTCTGACATTTTTACCTCCTTCATAAAGATTAGTTATACGTATTTAAACGTTTTTGACTATTCCTAAAAACCATACTAAAGCCCAACATGATGCGACGAAAACTTCGCCGGCGAATGAAATCCATAGTTCAAGCGAGCCAAAGCATATCGCAAGAACAATTAAACCAACTGTTGTCAGACCAGAAGTCCAACCATTCATAGCTCTTCCATGCCACGCATCACGAATTTGTGGGAATAGCATGAAGCCAAATAAAAATCCTACAATTGATATTATATAGTCTTGCCACATAGAATATATCAAGAATACTTACTAATATTTAAATGATTTTGTATGCCCCCAATATTTATATATTACTATAGATTATCCTTCATATTATGGTGTAAACTACAATGAATAGAAAATGTGTTAGATGTGGTATAATTCAAGACCATTCTAAAAAAGTAAATTATAATTGGAGATGAAAAAAGAATGAAATGTAAATTATTAAAACAGAAAAGATTGATGGAGAGAGAATTATGATAGATTTAGAAAAATTAAAAGCTGATGCTGATGAAAGTTCTATAGATAATGTTTGTGATGCGATAAAGTTATTGGCGTTGGTATTAAAAAAGAGGTATGGATAGAAATGATTGAGAAAAATATTTGTTTTTTACATATCCCAAAGTGTGCAGGAAGGAGTATTGAAATGACTTTAAGAGATAACATTGATGATTTTGTTTATGCTCAAAGTAAACCTATTTTGCATTATATCAAAAAGGAGGATTTGGAAAAATATTTTAAATTTACTTTTGTAAGGAATCCTTGGGATAGGATGGTAAGTCTTTTTTATTTTATTTCTAATAGAAATGGTACGATTAGCAGATTTTTAAATTTACCTGCTGATAGATATTATCATTCTAAATATAATGGAGATTTCAATCTTTTTATGAAAGATTTTGCTAAAGGTTTTGTACCTTATCAGCATTTATTTAAACCTCAGTATTATATTACTACTAAAAATTTGGATTTATTTGATTTTATTGGAAGATTTGAAAATTTACAAGAGGATTATAATCATGTGTGTTCTCTATGTGGGATTCAAAGACATGACTTGTTTCATTATAATAAATCAAAACATTTGATGTATAAGGAACTTTATAATGATTTTAGTAAGAAGATAGTTGAAAGAATTTATAAAAAAGATATAGAGTTGTTTGATTATGATTTTTAGAATATGGTTGATTAAAAGTATTTTATTTACAATTTTTGTTGTAATAAAAGTTAAAATATTTAAGAAAACATAAATTAAAAGAGGTTAGAAAATGAAACATAGATGTTGTAGATGTAAAAAATATTTTGATGAAGATAATTTTTTCATAGAAACGGATTTATGTTTTGAATGTAATAAGATAATATTGTCAGAAATATTATCACAAAAGTAAATTAAAAAGGTGAATGAAATGGATTTAAAAGAAATTGATTTGAAAAAGATAGAAGTTAGAGAAAATTGTACAAGAAGATTGAATATGGTGTGAATACAATTTGCAACCTTTCTGTATGATAATCGGCGGTCATCGATGTGGCACAACGTCATTATATAATTATCTAATTGAAGCTGATGTTTGCAGACCAGGATTGTGCAAAGAACCTGGCTTTTTTTCAAATAGGAAAGGCAGAACATTAGAATGGTATGAAAAAGGTCTGAAGATGAATGGTAGCCAGCCCGGTGTTATAGATGCTACTGTTGCTTATTTACTTTCTGAAAAAACACCACAGCGAGTTTATAATTATAATAGAGATATCAAGCCGATTGCCCTTTTACGCAACCCAGTAGATAGAACCTGGTCGGCATATTGGCAGTATCCGTTAAGGCGGTTATTAAAAACACCCCTCTATATTTCGTTCGATGAATTTAAGAATCTGAAGAACGTAGCAGACTATAGAGCAATAATAACAAAAGAGTTGCAAGGCATTCCAAGTATGCCCGATAATAGAATATTTTTACATAACGGCATATACGTGCATGGCCTGAGTAGATGGAAAAAACTCTTCCCTGAAATGTTAGTTATCAGGTCAGAAGATATGTTCGCAAACCCAAAAAAAGTTTTTAAAAATGTGCTTGACTATTTGGAAGTGGATGCAGAGAGAATGCCGGAATTTAAGCCGCATTACTCATGTTCAAGAGGACGGCAGCCAGAAGATTTACAACAACTTCTCTATGCTTTTTTTGAACATTACAATGAACTACTTTTTGAAAAATTTGGTATTGACGTGAGTGGGAGGATTTGAACCTCCGTACCTTCGATTAACAGTCGAGGACTTGAAACCAGACTCAGCTACACTCACAGGGCGGAAGGCAAGACTTGAACTCGCTCCTTCAGAGTCACAGTCTGAAATGCTGCCAATACACCACATCCGCCATAACGCGCCTGGAGGGAATCGAACCCCCATCAATGGCTTAGAACACCCTTATGCTATCCTTTACACTACAAGCGCATTACCACTGTATTATTTTTAGCTTCCCATCCACAACTACGAGGGTGCCAAAATCAGTCCCCGTATCTGATTCGTAATTTTCTACCCTTATGCCACCACCCCCACTTGGGAACATTACAGCAGTGAAATCTATTCGGTATTCTTTTCCTGTTTTTAAATCTTTTAATATTGGCATAGTGGCCGGCTCCGGATTTGAACCGAAATCTATACGTTCCAAACGTACAGGGATACCAAGTTACCTCAACCAGCCAAAGGGAATAGTGAGACTCGAACTCACAACCATCGGTTTTGGAGACCGTCGTTCTATCCTTTGGAACTATACTCCCTTCGTGTCGACCGCGGCATAAGATTTTGGCGCGTATTCTTATGACCTGGTCGACGTGATTTCTTCTTCGTGAACTGTATCGAGCATTGTCTGAGCAAGAGGCACGAAGCCTTTTTTGTAGTTGTGTTTTATTAGTGTGCCATCATCGCATTTATAATCTTGTATATCGCGGCAGTCGTTTGATATATTTCTTGCACTGCGCGCAAAGATTGGGTTTCCATTTATATATACTACTACTGTTATCATACGAGCGCGAGGAGATTCGAACTCCCACAATTTCGGGTCGAAACCGAAGGCACTATCCGAGTTATGCTACACGCCCAACCAAGATTTCTTTTCTGGGATTCCCTGTTTTATTTTTTCTTTGCATTTTTCGCAATATTGTGTGCCAACAGGGATGGTGACAGCACATCGCTTGCAATTGTCAAACTTCATTAGTCTAAGGTGAGGGAATCGAACCCCCAACCTGACGGTCTACAGCCGCCCGCTCTGCCTATTGAGCTACCCTTAGATGCGACTAGAAGGACTCGAACCTTCACTCACCACCTTATCAGAGTGGTACCTTACCTTTTGGCCATAGTCGCGATGGGACCGGCAGGATTCGAACCTACGGCTACTCGGTTATGAGCCCAGTCCCTTGACCTCTAGGGTACGGTCCCGTATTTTTTCTTTAGCTCGGCTATTTTTTCTTCGAATTTTGCTATCATTAAATCTGCTTCAGCTTGTGAGGCAGGTTCATAATACCAAATACCGTATTGTCTAAGGAAAATCATATCTATAATTTCATCGATTACTGTCGGTCTATTTCTTCGGCGTGTGAGATAGGCACCTATTTCGGAAGGGTATTCCTTCTTGGTTGTTTTTGAGCCGTATACTGCTACGGTTTCAATATATTGTTGTCCCATAGAGGACTCGACGGGATTTGAACCCGCGACCTGATGATTAAGAGTTAACTGCTCTGACCTAACTGAGCTACGAGTCCAGAAAGTAAATCCATTTATTGTATATTCCTTGATATAGATATATTTCTTTCATAGAGCCTCCTGCACGACTCGAACGTGCACTCTTCCGGTTTGCAACCAGAGGCGTTACCAATTCCGCCAAGGAGGCATAGTACGAGCGAGAGGATTTGAACCTCTGACAAACACGTTGTAAGCGTGTCTTCATAACCTGGCTTGAATACGCTCGTATAGTGGAACAGGCAGGACTCGAACCTGCAACGTCCACCTCTTCAGGATGGCGAACTCCCAATTGTTCTACTATTCCACTTGCATCGCAAGTTTTGTGGGTAGACCTAATTCTTTTAGTAATCTACCTGTCGAAACAACTCTGCCTCTACTATAAGTGAATGGTTCTTTCAACCAGCATTTTGCAACGGCTGTAACTTCAGTACCATTATCGAGAGTTGCGGTTGCTTCGGTTTCACCGACCCAAATAGGGAGACCTTTATAATTGCTTCTTGGTCCAACTGCATTTGGTCTGTGTCTATATTTAATATCGATTTTCTTACCATCCTCAGTAAGAATTACACATGCTTCATTTCTGGTTTCTAAATTTGCTTCGTATTTTTTCATGGCTCTTTCACCAATGTTCCCGACGGGATTTGAACCCATGTTACCAGGTTGAAAGCCTGATATGATTGTCCTAGCTACATTACGGGAACTTACGCCTCCAGCGGGAATCGAACCCACAGCGAAGGATAGACAGTCCAACTTGTTTCCATTACACCATAGAGGCAGTGGACAAGCAGGGATTTGAACCCTGAGTCTTCTGCTTGCAAAGCAGCTGCGTTCCCGGATTACGCTACGAGCCCATTGCGAGGACGGGACTCGAACCCGCATACTCTGGTTTATGGGACCAGTGGACTTCCTATTGTCCTTCACCTCGCAGACAGTCCCGCTCAGGGTTGAACTGAGAATCGCCTGGTTCAAAGCCAGGTATGTTACCTTTACACTACAGGACTAGTGCACCCGAAGGGACTCGAACCCTTACTTTCGGCTTGGAAGGCCGTGAGACTGCCGTTATCGTACAGGCGCAAAGCCAGTAGCAGGACTCGAACCTGCAATCGCTCCCTTACAAGGGGAGAGCCGTATCCAATTTGGCCACACTGGCAATAGCGAATAGGGCGTTTGACAATAAAGCTTATCAAAAAAAAACCATATTCACTTAACAATTGGCGGGCATATTTTCATGCCTACCCCAGGTTCCTTTAATAAATGCATATGTCTCCTGGAATATCGTTCTGCGAATCATTAATTATTAAATATAAATTTCAAGTATTTAAATTTTTTGTGCACGAAGCGGATAGGATTCGAACCTGTGTGATATTTCTACCCATCGGGTTAGCACCCCGCGGCATTAGACCGCTCTGCCATTCCAGCAGTGCCAATGGAAGGATTCGAACCTTCGTTTGTCCTACGACACGGGTTCTAAACCCGCTCCCTTAGTCCACTTGGGTACATTGGCATATACCAGGTGCAGGATTCGAACCTGCGATTAAACTCTCCTCGAGAGAACTAGATATCTCACCGAAGTGACTTGAGTATCACCCTTAAAAAATCTTAAGTCTAGCGCGTTAGCCACTCCGCCAACCTGGTAAAAAAGGGTGTGGTGACTATGCAGTCCTGAGGGGACAGGAAGGTGTCTTTAACATATAATAGTTCAACATAGTCATCACAATAATAATATTAATTGCATATTAATAAATGTTTGGGGCACCACAGTCTTTATATAACTTTTACTATTTTATTTAATTGATGACGTATTCTATTGCATTTTGCGGTGTTGATGGTGCCGGTAAGTCTACTCTGATTAAAAAGGTTACTACTGCCTTGGAAATTCCCGTTGACCATATGAATAAGTTCATGAAAAACTTTTATACACATCAACATAGTAAGGCATGGGAAATACTTAATCTTACAGAATTAATTATTAGAAATAATATATGGCGCTTTAAATTGAAAAGTCGTTCGCTATTAATGGACAGATGTTATATATGCGCATTGGCGTATGCGGAGATGGAAGGTTTTCCAGAAATTTCAAATAGGATAAGGAAGGTCGCAGTGAAGCCAGACATTGTCCTATTATTGGAACCTGTTGAAGAGCTTATAGGTAATAATGCCTATGCGTTTACCAGAATGTATATAAAAAAACTTACGTCTGAAGGTTACGATAAATTTTTTTACGGCTCCTATATTTTCGGTAGAATTTCATATTGGAGACAACCGGAATGTGGGCTAACAAGAACTTTAAGAGCGTATCTTGGTGTGATTGAGTCATTATGAATTGGATTTTTGAGGTAGATACAAGAGAACCAGATGATGCTATCGAATTTGCTTTAAGTAAATTTAAGAATGCAACTCCCGAGGCATTATATGCAGGTGACTATGCTTGTAAGAAAGGCCAGAAATATATATTAGGGGTCGAACGTAAAAGACTAGATGATTTCGTAAATGCAATTGCAACAAAACGCATATTCAAGCAGATTGAGAAGCTACACAAAACTTATCCTGTCGTTATATTAGCGCTAGAAGGCTCAATGACCGAGCTAAGAATGAACATGCACCGCCTGCATCTAAAATTTAATGAAAGTGCGTTTTGGGGCACATTGGCGTCAATAGTTGTAAGGGACAATTTCCATATATTCTGGTCATCGAGTCGCTCGGAAACTATAAATATGGCTTATTTATTATCTACTAAAATGGCTGAAGGGAAATACCAGATTATGCGTAAATGGCTTCCTAAAAGTAAGAACAAGCCACATCATTTGTTGGAAGATATTCCGGGTGTTTCTCATGATTTAGCAAAAAGATTATTAAAGAAATACGATAGTATCTATAATATTGCATCCCTAACACAAAAGGAGTTGAGGTGTAATAAGGGTATCGGTCCCGCGTTGGCAAAAAGAATAAAGAAGTATTTGACATGACAGAAGAAGAGACATTATACGATGTATGCCACGCATGGATGACGCAACGTAATATAGGTTTTGTTAATATGATGCTACCTTTTTACGTTTCCGCATCATGTTGCCATGCATTGAATTTAGAAAATAAGAGGAGAGAATTTTACTTTGAGCATGGTCAGCCTGCAGACTTGAGACTGCATGTTTTTCTTGCAGCGCCACCTGGATACATGAAAACGTTTATTTTAAAAAGATTTTTAGACAGACGCAATTCTATCTTTGGCAATACGCCAATTAAAACAGCATTCATGGGTCAAGCAACCGAGGCTGGTTTTGTCGGCACTATAAGTATGATTGATGGTGAACCGATACAACAGCCCGGTATGGCCTATGATTTCCAAGACCATATTTTGGGGATTGATGAGTTTTCGGCGCTAACTAATACAATGATGGCGGAACACAGCAAGAACTTGGATAATGCTTTGTTAACAGCGCTTGATTCAGGATATCTGATTAAAAGGTTAGCAGCAGGCGAAATTAGATATGAAACGCATTTAACATTGTTTGGCGGAAGTCAGCCGGCTAGATTTAATTTATCGTCTGGGCTAGGAAGACGTTTTTTGTTTATATTCTTTGTACCAGGTACAAAACAGCAACGTGAAATGAGATTGTTCAGAAGAAAGGGCAAAGGAACAAAAGGTGATGTTAATTTGGATAAAGCGGTTTTCAATCTTACATCTAAAATTGTGGAGAAAATCAAAATTATTAATGAGTTATCCTACGACGACAGTATATACAATGGATTAGACGAACTTGACGTTCCGCATTACGAAGAACCTCTCTATGAAAAAGTTGCATTGGGTTATAATCTGGCGACAAGAAAAATCGAACCTGAATTTAAGGTTGTATTAACACCAAAGATAAGGGATATGTGGTCCTATGAAAAGGTTTGGAGACATAAAATTAAATCCGGCGCACAGGATGCGCAGGTGATTCAGTTCATTGAGGAGACGCCAGGTATCAGTGAAGCCGATTTAAAAGTAAAAATGTTAGATTTTGGTATGTCTTTTGCAGAAACAGCTGTCGCTATTAATAGTTTAAGCAAACAACATAGAATAGGTATAATAGCTGACAGGCGTGATAAAAAATTAAGAAAAAGATTTTTGTGGCCTATACATTAACCGTACATATGCCTATCTCTTTTTTCCTCTTTTTCTCTTTGAACTTCAGGTAGGATTTGTGTGGCTACCTCACCCACTTCATCGGCTGGTAGTTCCATTATTAAACGCATCGCAACTGCTTTGATTATATTTTGCCGTGTTTTTTCTTCGAGCAATTCGACATATTCACCTTTTGTTAAAATATCTACCACACTTCTCGCAATAATTCCGGTATGTACTACTGGATGTTTACTCTCAAGTTTCTTCATCATATCCGCTGAAAGCAAAGCTTCTTCTGCCGTTCCTTTCGCTTCACATATATGGTCGAGAGCAATAAAAATACCATCGCGAGTAACCTGGTCAAAAAATTTAAAGATGTGCCATAATCCCTCTTCAAGCGTCGAAACACATTCTTGTTTAGATGGAATTTCCTCAACTAAACTAGCCGCCTCTTTGCACTTTTTTATAAAGTCTTTGCTGCTTTTTGTCTTGCGTCTCCATTTCATGCTATTCAACACATTAAAAGGACATTGTTAAAATAGTATTTGGTTAGGAGCGCGCTTTTTTCAGGTCTTCGGCTGTTTCCCATTTGCGCACAAAACTGAAGCAAACCCAACAATTCCGCTTAAAGTCAAATTCGGTGTCGGGGTCCTTATGCGTACATCTACCCTTTGCATTCGTTCTTGTTTCTGTCGAACCATAGATACATCTACAACATGTTTCATCCCAGTTTATCCTTTCTGGGTTAACTGTCGACCGGCGCATAAGATTTAACCTCGTAGCTTCTTTGTTAGCTTTTCCATTTCGGCCAAGACCTTTTTTAATTTTTTGAGGTCCTCACTCTCGTTTTTGATATGCGTGAGCAGTGCCTTGTGCCTAATATCCCATACTTCCTCTGCATACGAGGTTGGCGTCTCCCAAACACGGATTCTGCGAATATACGGCGAATCGCCTTCGTGTCTTGCCATTAGCTCCTTATGCAAATAGCGCACTAAATATTCGGCCGTTGGGTTTAGTTCTTTAAAATCAGGGATATCATTAAGCATTTTGTGGTCAAAGGACGAACCCTCAACCCACGATTTAAGCTGCTTGAAGTCAATTACCATACCTTCCTTGTTCAGCTCGCCCTCAAGCTCAATCTCTACCTTATAAGTATGCCCATGAATATTATTACAGGGCGATTTATATGGCAAACAGAGCTGATGCGCCGCATCCCACTGAAAAATCTTTACAACTCTCATAAATATAAAAAAAGAAGAAGACGTATTTAAATAAATCGGGCCTATTTAACCTTTTTCGCATTCCAATTAGGGCGATATAAATCATCAGGCATAGTCGTGAGCACTTCGATACAGGCTTTTTTGCGTAGCCGCGTGAATCTGATAAACCGAGCATCAACCGCTTCGGTTAAATTTTCCATCAGATAGGTATATTTCTCTGTTTTGCTACTTGTTTTAACACCATCAACCTCAAGCGAAATCTCAAGGTCAACAGACACCTCTAAAGTATCGGCGGGCGTTAATAATATTGGTGTAATTTCAAATATATTGTCCATATAGGGCCTGCCTTTTAGTTCGAACTTAATACTTCTCCATTTGTCTCCGCGCTTATAATTTATTTTCCACATTTTTTCACTCCGCACTATAACAATCGCACCAAAGCGTCTTAACACCGTCAACAACCGCGCCACAATCCGGGCATTTTGCGCCCAGTCTTATGACCTGGTCGACAATTCGTTTCATATCTTCTTTTGCTGTGTCAAGTAACTTGCCATTGTATATTATCGCTGCTGGATGATAAATTGGTATTATAGGTGTATAGCCAATTGCTTTAAATGTTTTGCCATGAATATCGCCGATTTTGTCATGTGTGCCTATAATCCATTTGGCTGCTGTGTTGCCCATAGGGACTATAACTTTTGGTTTGACTATATCTATTATCTTATATAGAAAATGGATGCATTGATGTACTTCAGAAGATAGGGGTGTTCTGTTGCTCGGCGGTCTGCAGTGTAGTATATTTGTTATGAAAATATTTTCTCGTTTAATGTCTGCATAAGTTAGTAGTAGGTCGAGCATCCTTCCAGCGGCACCAACAAAAGGTTCGCCTTGTTCATCTTCGTTTCTACCTGGTGCTTCGCCAACAAGGAGGATATCGGCATTCCAATTGCCGCTTCCTATAACCTTGTTTTTAGCGTGTTTATGTAATGGGCATTTTGTACAATCAGTTATCTGCTTCTTTATTTTTAACATACTTAATGTGCACTTTTGACCCATTATTGTTTTCTATTCTATCTATTTCGCCTTTTCTTACCAATGCCATTAAAGCACTATGAACACTGGCAGGATATTTGATTCCCGTCTGCTCCCACAATTCTCGTTGCGCAAACTTCTCTTCAGGAAACTTGTCGAAGATTTCCATTAGTTTAGTTTGGTTTTTTGCAATTACAATTTTTGACATATGTTTCTCCACTTTCAAAATACGATGTGAGTATATAAAAATTGCGGGCACAAAAATTTTAATAAAGAGGAAGCTTATATCTCTCTTCATGACAGATGTTGCGATGCAAAAAGATAATAGAGGAATATATATAAAGAATGTGGGCATTACTGAGTTAACTATGCCTATCAAGGTGAAGGATAGAACAAGAGAATGGCAGCATACGACTGGTGTTTTTAATGTTTTTGTTGATTTACCAGCAGAAAGAAAAGGTACTCATATGAGTCGCTTAGTTGAGATAGTATATCAATTTAGAAAAAATATTAATCATGACGGTTTAAAGGATATGTGTAAAGTTTTGAAAGATAAACTGGATGCAGAGGTTGCTACCGTCGAATTAGAGTTTCCTTATTTCACAGACACGCTTTCGCCTGAATCAAAAACACAGAATCTAATGACACATAGTGCGCGCTTTGTTGCGAAGTATGATAAGAAATACGAATTTCAGTTGGGTGTTGATGTTGACGTTATGACAGTATGTCCTTGTGCTCTTGAAGAATGTGGTAACGGCAATTCACATGTTCAGCGAGGAATTGTTTCGATTGATGCGGTAACCGAGGGTTGGGTCTGGCTAGAAGATTTAATTAGCGCTGCACAAGCATCAGGAAGCTCGATGGTGTTTGATAGGTTGAAAAGACCTGATGAGAGGGCTGTCGTTATGAACGGGTTTAAGCACCCACAATTTGTTGAAGATGTTGTTAGAACGGCTGCGCTTTGCTTGCGCGAGATTGATGGTATTAAAAAGTTTAGAGTTGTTGCAGAAAATCAGGAAAGTATTCATACACACCAGGCCTATGCCGAGGTTTGTTGGAAATGGTAGATGCCAAAGACTTTTATAATAAACATAAAGGAGAGCGCTGTTTTGTAATTGGAACGGGGCCTTCTCTTAATAAGATTGATTTGGATTTAATGG